TAAATCTCTTGTTCTTGATTCTGGGGTATCGATTCCTACTAATCTTACACGTTCTTTGTGCATCCATGTACCAAATCCTAAATCAATGTCAACATCAATGGTGTCGCCATCTATTATTCTAAGTATTTTACATCTGTATTCGTACATTTATTTTTTAATTAGCTTGTGCCAACTGCGTTGTATTTTCAATGTGTGATATTTTGTCTTTAATCCAAAGTTTTCTTTTTTTCATTACTGTAAGTTTAACTTCTTCATCACCCGTTGTTGTTAATTTTTCAATTGCTATATGCAACCTTGCGTGTTCGTCTTTTAATTGTTCTAATTCACCATTTATCATTTTACTCGTCTCCTTTATTTGCTGGTTCTACGTCTAAATGTTCAACTGTGTATTCAGAATTATCATCTTTAACTTCTGGTGTAACAATAACTTTGGCTCCTTTGCCTTCTAAGAGCTCAAATACTAGTGATCCTTCAGCTTCCTCATTACCTAACATTCCTTTATCATAAAGGTATTGTGCAAATGCATCTACTACTTCTTGGTATGTTAAATTAAAAATTTTTGAATCGTTATTATTATTGTTATCTGTCATATTGTTGTCCGTTACAGGTATTTTCTTATATTTACTAGTCTTACTAACATTTTTGTATCTTCCGTGCTGTATAAATCTTGCATTTTTTCAGCATGACGACATTGGTCCATAAACTTTTTGTACTCTGGATTGCTATCTTCTGTAGTATTTATCCATTCGTCTTTAAAATCACCGTATGATTCAGAAATGCCATCCCAAGGATTTGTTCTTTTAGATCTTAAATCTGTCCACCATATATATAGAATTCTAATTTCATCTAATGCAGATTGGTATTTTGGATTTTTTTTTGTTTTGTGACTTTAACCAATCTATTCCATTAAGTCCATCTTGTCTACTTCTATATGATGTTGTTGCTGTCATTTTATAAATTTGTGCAATTACGCATTCAACATATTCCACAAGTTGTAAAAAGTTGTTATCTAATAAAGTGTCTCCAATTGTTTTTTTATCATTTGGACCTTTAGCTGAAGGGAATAAATTTTGTATTTTACTAAACAATGTCATTATATAATAATACTACAATTTATAGTAAAAGTCAATTATTTGTCTTTTCTAACTAATGTAAATTGTTCGCTTATATTACCTTGAAAAGAGTAACTACCATAATGATCTAAATCAATTGATGGGTCCATCCAAATTTCGCCGGCCATATCTTGCCAACGTCTACAAAATGTATAATCTTCTGAAAGATACCTGTTACTATCAGGATCAATCATTGTATCAAACAATGCGTAAAAATATGGATTGTATATTGGGTTCGTGTTTAAATCATTAGTATATTTTAGTTCTGGGTATTTTTCAATCATTTTTTTAATACAAGATTTTTTAATCATCATAAATCCAGTTCCAGAATCCAATACAGGAATTAATCCATCTACTATTGGAATTTCTTCTTGGTCTCGATGCTCACGTTTAATATTAATAACATATTGAGCTTGATGTTTTGCTAAATCAAATGCCTTATCAGCTTCGTAAGTACTTGCCATTTGATGTATACCTTGCCAGTTAATTGATTTTTTAGGATATGCACCTGTTACAACTTCTTTATCTCTATGTAAAAGTTTAATAATATCTTGAGGATTAAATCCAATATCTGCATCAATAAACATCATATGAGTATACATTGGGTTTTGTAAAAACATTGCCACTAATGTATTTCTTCCTCTAGTTACTAAACTTTCATTTGCAATTGTCGCCAAAGTAAATTGTAAATTATGATGTTTAAATAATATTGATAATTGTGTCATTGCTTTTAAATATGGTTCTCCAACCATTCCGCCATAACATGGTGTAGCAATAAAAACGTGATGTGATCTTAGTTTTTCTAAATCAACATTAATAGTTTCTTGCATTTCTGGACGTAATGGAACTCCAGCTTTTTCTTGCTGACTTTGTTTTTCTAATTCAGCTAATTTTTCAGCTTTCTTTTTTTCAAATGCTTTATCTTTTTTATTCATTACTCATCTCCTGTTCCAGGTTTTTCAGATAGCAATGAAGTCTTGTCTTCTTTATAAGTTTCTGGATCATAATTTTTATGTTCTGGCATTGCATCTTTCTTTTTTGTTATATTTGGCCATTGTTTACTATACATAGTATTTAGTTCTACCCATTTGTCAATTTCTTCTTTAGGCTGTGATGTATCTGTATCTGCCTTAATAGCATCTACTGGACATTCAGGTTCACATACTCCACAGTCAATACATTCATCTGGATTAATTGCTAAAAAATTTTCTCCTTCAAAGAAACAATCTACTGGACAAACTTCTACACAATCTGTATGCTTACACATTACACATTTATCATTTACATAATACGTCATTAATATAATATACAATCTTTCTTTAATTTAGTCAACAAATTACACAATTATATCAGTATATTTTGGTCTTGGGGTATCAGGATGTTTATCGCTATTGTCTATTACTTCTTTAGCATATCCAAATCCAATTGCAACAACAGGTGTACCATCAATTTCTAAAAAGTCTTGCATAAATTCTGTATTAAAACATCCACAGAATCCACTTTGTACGTCTAACATTTGAGCTGTTACAATGTTGTTCCAACATGATAAACCAATATCTAAAATATCAAGTTGCACAGGATCACTATCAGCAACGTAGTAAACTAATACTAATGGTGCCAATACTTGACCATTGATGTGTTGATTTAAATTTCCTTGAGATTGCCATTTTATTGCTTCATCGTATGATCTTGGAGATCTAGTTACTAAATCATCTGATGTTTCGTCATACTTTACTTGATTTTTTGACATAGTGCATACATAGTCATATAACCCAACTTTAAGTTTTCTATCATTTAAATTATTTTTTATTACTTTAACTTTATAATTATATCTATTGTTACAAGAAGGAACATTTGTTGTAGATTTTAAAATCTTTTGTATCTTTTCTTCTTCTAAATTTTTAGGGAGAAATGACTTAAATGTATGTCGTGTACTTAATAATTTATCTAATGGTTCCATACAAGTATTTATATGGCGGAGAGGGTGAGATTCGAACTCACGATAGAGTTGCCCCTATGCCAGTTTTCAAGACTGGTGCATTCAACCGCTCTGCCACCTCTCCGTATAATATATACTACGTGAACTTCTTAATAGTTTGTAGTAATCCAAATCCCGCTATACCGGCTGTAATTAAATGTTTTAAACAAGGATCACTCATTAGCCCATCTAATAGTCCTGCAATTGCGGCATTTGTAATTCTTAAAAGTGCACCTGCTAAATTTTTTAAATCTTGTAAAATCATATTTGCCAATTGTGTAACAAATCCAATTATTCCAGATATTAAACTTAATAGTCCAAGTGCTTGACTTATAAAACCTAAAACTTTAGAAAGTATTGCTCCGCCTCTTGATATTGCACCAAAAAGATCATCAATGAATTTACAAGGACCTGTTCCTACTGCGGCCGCGGCTCCCAATGACGTGTTAAGTGCATTTAAACCTTGTCCAATTGATAACATCTGTCCAACTGGTTTTGGTAATTGTCCAGTTGGTAAATGAAATGATTTATGTTTACCAATCATGCTAAAAAGATTATTTTGTCCCCAATCGTTTTGTTCAACACCACTTTGTATGTTTCCGTGTCTATGAAAATCATTTAGTATGCCATTTACTTGTTGTAATTGATCAACTTCAGTGTCGTTCATTGGACGACCAAGTTCAGTAACAGTAGCTCTATCTGTTGCATTTGGATTATCCCAACCATTTGGCATAGCATTCATACCAACCCAACCAGAACCGTTGCCATTATACAATTTATCTTTTATTGCCGCTTCGGTATCGTTGTTTGGATTTTTCCAAGCTGTTTGTGTTTGAATTGAATTCCCATATAAGTCTGTTGTATCTTTTAAATCAAAGTATCCGTTTTGCAGACTTTCTTTTGCAATTGATCCTAAACTTTGTGATATTGCTGTACCATCAAAATTTGAAAATATACTCGACCCATCACCTGGTAAAATTGTTGACATAATTATTCCTTATCCATTTGCTATCACGTTTGGTGATCCTGTATTTACTTTTATTCCACAACTATATGCATCACCAATTCTGCCAACTTGTATATTATTTGCAAATACATTTGGAGATCCTGTAGCTAATTGTGTAACGTGTGGAATACAAAAAATATATCCATGGGGTGTATTTGTATCCCCTACTCTATGTACTGGTATATTATTTGCAAATACAGTTGGCGATCCTGTTGCACACGATCCTGGTGCACAAGGTGGATGGTTTGTATCTGAGTCACCTATTCTTGCTACTTGTGGCATATTAATAATCCTTTATAGTAGTATTTATTATCTATAAATTAAGTAATAATTGCCGGCTTTTTAGGTTGCTGTATATTAGATATACTTTGTGAATATGCTTCTTTAGCCTGTGTATTTGCTTTTCCTACAGTAATTATCGTGTGTTTTTGAAATTCAAATTCACTTTCTTTATCAGCCATAATCATAAATTGTGTCATACCAACACCTTGTTGAGTCATTGCTAATGCTAAAGGTTTTTTTACACGATAAGATGTATCAGATTCATCAACAAATGTAGCAATAACTTCGTCACTGCCTACTGTTCTAAATACTACAACTTCATCTTTGTTTAGTTTTTGTTTTAACATTTTTTTTCTTTCTTATTATAGTTTAAAGTCTTCAAAAGTTTTATCATCCACGTCTTGTTTTAATCCGCCAATAATATAACTTTCAACTTCTGTTTCTTGTGGTGCAACTTGCATTCCTGCACTTGATAACCAATGTTGTGTCCACGGTAGTGGATTTTGTGTAGCAGGAATATCATATATTGGATCAAATCCAATTGCTCTTAATCTTTTGTTTGCTGTCCATTCAACATAATCACCTAATAGTTTTGCATTAAGACCAATTATAGATCCATCTTTCATTAAATGACTTGCCCATGCTTTTTCTTCATTAACAGCATCTTCATACATTTTGACTACATCTTTTTTTGTATCTTTAATAATTTTTAGCATTTGAGGATCATCACCTTTTTGCCAACATTTAATAACGTGGGTAGTTAAATTTAAATGTGTTGCTTCATCTCTAGCAATTAATGAAATAATTTTTGCTGAACCTTCCATAAGTTTAAGTTCGCCAAATGCAAATGTACAAGCAAAAGAAACGTAAAAACGTAATCCTTCTAAAATATTTACATTTACCATTGCAAGATATAATTGTTTTTTTACATCATATAAATCACCTTTGCCTTTAACAAAATAATCTTGAGCCGCTTTTCCAAATTTGTCATAATTTTCTGTAACTGATATTGCACGTTTTACAATTTCATTATCATTTAGTATAGTATCAAATACTTCTGCTGGATCAGAATAAACATTTTTCATAATGTGTGTATATGAACGTGAATGAATTGTTTCAAAAAAATCCCAAGTAACAATACATCCTTCTAATTCAGGATTAGATACATATGGTAAAAACATCAAACTTGGTCCTCTACCTTGTACACTATCGAGTAATGTTTGATATTTTAAATTTGATGTAAAAATATGTTTTTGTTCTGGCCTAAATGTTTGAAAGTCTGCTCTATCTTTTTGCAAACTAACTTCTTCAGGTCTCCAAAAATATCCAAGCATTGTTTGATTAAGTTTATCAAATTGGGGATATTTAAATATATCATATCTTTGGACAGATTGATCCGCTCCAAAAAACATTGGCTCTTTTGTAAAATCTATGTCTTCTCTATTAAATACTGTTTTCATAATTCTATTATACACTCTTTCGTTGTGTTGTCAATACTTATCCTAAATTGAACAGGAATCACAATATTCGTCATATTCTTGATCAGAACCTTCAAAATCTTTTCTATCTACTGGTTGCTGTTTTAATGCTTCGTCAATTGTTAATGCACTTTCATTATCCGTAATATTTGGTTCTTCACCTTTAAAGTCATATGTATTTTGATAATAACTTGTTTTCCAACCCATTTTGTAAGTTGTTAAAAAATCTTTTGTTAGTACACTCATTGGTACTTCATTGTTGTCAAAGTGTGTTGGATTATAACTCCAGTTACCACTAATTGCTTGATCAAAATATTTTTGCATAACTGCAACTATATTAATATATCCTTCATTACTAGGCATATCCCATAATAAAGTATAATATTCTTTTAATGTTTTGTATTGTGGAACTATTTGTTTTAGTGGTCCTTTTTTGCTTTTTTTAACTGACAAATACGCTCTTGGTGGTTCAATTCCATTAGTAGCATTACCTACTACCGAACTACTTTCACTTGGCATTTGTGCTGACAATGTTGAATGTCTCATACCATGTGTAGTTACTTCTTTACGTAACTTATCCCAATTTAATTTTAATTTGCTTCCAACAATTTCATCTACATCTTTTTTATAAGTATCAATTGGAAGAATACCTTTTGAATATTTTGTTTTCTTAAAGTAATCACATGGGCCTTTTTCTTTTGCAAGTTGAACACTTGCTTGTATTAGTGCATACTGAAATGCTTCAGATAATTCGTTTACTACTTTCCACGCCTGTTTATCTTCAAATTTAACTTTGTGTTTAGCCAAATAATGTGCTAGTCCAATATATCCAATACCTAAACTTCTTCTTGCTTTTGTAGAAACTTCTGCGGCTTTAATTGGATAACCTTGGTGATCAATAATTTCATCTAATGCTCTTACTGCCAAATCACATAAGTGAGTAAGTTCAGTTAAGTCTTTTATTAGTCCAACATTAATTGCACTTAAAATACATAATGCAATTTCACCTTTTCCATCAATGTGTTGTAAAGGATCTGTTGGTAATGTAATTTCTTGACATAGATTTGACATATTAACTTTGTCTAAGAATGAACTATGGTCATTTGAGTGATCTAAATTCATAATATATATTCGACCTGTTTCAGCACGTTCTTTTAATACGTCACCTATTAATGTACGAGCTTGGATAGTTTTCTTTGGTATAGAATCATCTTGTTCATATTTTTTATATAATGCATCAAATTTCTTTGTGCCAAATGCTTCATAAAGACCTGGTGCTTGATGTGGAGAAAATAAAGTAATATCTCCGCCTTTAATAAATCTTTCATAAAATATTTTTGACATTTGGATTGAATAATCTAATTTACGAACTCTGTTGTCTTCTGTACCTTTGTTATTTTTAAGTACAAGTATGTCTTCAATTTCTTGATGCCAAATAGGGAAATGCACAGTTGCACTACCACCACGTACTCCATTTTGTGTACAACATCTTACAGTTGCTTCAAACTTTTTAAGAAATGGGACAACACCAGTATGTGCTACTTCACCACCCCTAATACGAGAATTAATTCCTCGTATTCTACCTGCATTAATACCAATGCCGGCTCTTTGTGCAATGTATCTACCAATTGCCATATCACTTGAAAAAATTGAATTTAACGTATCATCTACATCAACAAGTACACATGAAGCATACTGTCTTAATGGTGTACGAACACCTGCCATTACTGGTGTGGGAATATTAATTTTAAAAGTAGAAACTGCATCATAATATCTTTTTACATATGATAATCTTGTTTCTTTTGGATAGTTACAAAATAAAGTTGCCGCAATTAACATATACATATATTGAGGTGTTTCATATACATTCCCTGAACTTCTATCTTGTACAAGATATTTGTCTGAAACTTGTCTTAACCCTGCGTATGTAAAGTTATAATCTCTTTCATGTTTAATATACGAATCTAATCTTTTAAATTCTTCATCGTTATACCATTTCATAATTTTTGGATCATACAATCCTTTTTCAACATTTCTACCAACTAAAAATTGTAATGGTACTTGATAGTTTCCATCAATGTGTTTTCCAAAAACTTCTTTTCTAATTGTAAACAGCAAAAGACGTGACGCAACATATTGATAATTTGGTGCTTCAAGTGTAATTAAATCATTTGCTGATCTAATTAGTATTTCTTGTATTTGAGATGTTGTCATGTTGTCTGCAAATTGCAAACCTGAATTCATTTCAACTAGTGAAGGTGATACTCCTGTAAGACCATTACAGGCGGCTTCTGTCATTTTATGTACTTTGTTAATATCCAATGGTTCTTTTTGACCATTTCGTTTTACTATATAAATTTCTTTTTTGCTGGTTTGTGCGTTCATGTGCGTTCGTTCTTCTTCTTTGGTTACTAATTCTTTTGTACAAATAATTATACAACTATTTGTAGGATAAAAGCAATAGTTAAATTACTTTTTAACAGAAAAAACTGTTGAAAAATACAACTGATGGTTATTGTTGTAACCAACGTTCTATTTTATAAGATAAGTTGGCTGAGTTTGAACCATGACTGTTTGCCCAGTTCCATTGTAAACTTCCACTACTTATAGCCGCCGCAAATGACACCGCTGAAGTGTCGCCAGTTTCAACGAAATTATCGTTGATTGTTGCCGCAGAACCGTCTGTGGCAATTAATATTGTTCCTGCTCTATACTGATTATTGTATTTTATACTATAGTCAATTTTATATATATTTGCTTCAGTTAATTTATAACTTAAAACTGTTCCATTACTGTTTGCTGTTAGTGTTTCTTTTCTCATAAATGAAACATATTGGTTAGTTTGATATTGTGGATAACTTGCTTCTGTAAAAATTTGTATATTGTTTGCTACACGAGATACTTGACCTCGTGTCTTATTAATAAATCTTGTTATGTTGTAAGCCTGCTGTGGAGTATCTAAATCAATTTTTAAATCAGAATCAATACTAATTGTTCTCACTGGAGAATGTATTGCTGAATTTTCTCCTAAGAAACTATATGTAGTTGGAACATTAATTGTATTAATAGAATCATTTGTGTTTGCAGTTTCTAATGCAGTTTTCTCAGCATTAGTTACAAACTGTACAAAACCTGTTCCTGTTGTAGCATCAATCCATACTTGGTTATTTGCTAAATCATTTTTTTGCCATTTATTATAACTTGCTACCGCAGTATTAGTTAATTCCCAACTTGCTCTTTTTCTTGCGTGTTCAGTTGCTTGTGCTTCTGTCCATTTAACTACACAAAGTTTAGATCCAGCTTCAGGTGCCGTTACAAAGTTAATTTGATAATTACCACCTGGTTGTACTAAATTATATTCGTCATGTGCTAGTGTTGTCGGATTGCCATTTGTATATTTTGTTACTACAATATCAGATGATGTTAAACCACCACCTGTCTTTGGATGTCCTGTTGGTAAAGAAACGTTTGCTGAACTTAATGCATAAGAATTTACTTTAGTTCCGTCACCTGTAAATGTTTGTGTACCTGTTAAATTAAAAAATAACAATCCGTTTTGATTTGGTGATGTTCCTTTTATTGTTAATAAGTCATCACTAACAAGTTGTTGTGCATTTAAAAAAGGTGTAACTTGAGCATCTGAATTTAATAGATCCTGTGTTCCAGCACCTATGTAAACTTCTCTCGTATCTGTTGCTAAACCAATTTCTCCATCAGCTAAAGGCTGAGGTAAATCTGCTCTTAAACCACGTCTATTTTTAATTCTAGTATATGTTGTTGCCACGTCAGTACTCCAATATAATACTATTTATTCATTTTATAATAAGTTTCAACCTTATTAAGCCACTGATCTGTAAATGATTTAAATTCATTACCTTCAACAACAAATTGCTGATATCGATTATCGTGTGTAACCATGAAAATAACGCCTTTTTGTATGTTTGTACCATATGTTTCGTTATGAGCTAGTGCATAAGCTGATGCCTGCATAAAATAATCATCAATCCACTCTTTTTTCTTATATTTACGAGCTGTTTTAAAGTCACCTATAGCAGGTTCTCCTTCATGCACACATATCAAGTCTGCTGTACCACCATAAAGCCCTGGAAATACTAAACCTGTTTCTATTCCCCAAACTTCATCAACGTGTTTAAGTCCATCTTCAATTACAGTATCACTTAATATTTTTGCTTGTACATATACTTGATTAGTGCCGGATGGGCGTTCTACACCTTCAATATAACACTCTAGATGTTTATGCATAATCGTACCTAAGTTAGCTGACTCTGTAACTATACGTTGTGCTTCTGCTTTACCTACTCGTTTTTTCCAAGCATTTAAGGCTGTCATATCTTTAGTTTTAGAAAGTATAGAAGTTACTGACGGAACAGGATCTCCCTCAGCATTTATATAATATCGTTGCCCATCCAAATTTTTTCTTTTGAATTCGTTATATTTAAATTTTTCAACCAATAAAGATTTTGTTGGCGT